GTGGATTTTTACAAAATTGTGTCAGATATATGCGATAAAAGAAATATAACACTTTGTTCGTTACTCTCTCAATTAGAAATGAGCAAAGCTAACATCCGAAACTGGCGTAATGGCGTTATTCCTAAAATTTCAGTAAGACAGAAAATTGCTGAAATCACAGATACACCAGTTGAAAACTTACTGACGAATGAAGAAAGGTCAGTTGTCAACGAAATTCTTAAAAAGAACAGTAGGTAATACCACACAATCAATAATACCACAATCACAGTCCCATTAAACGGACTATGCAACTCAACCAAAACTAAGGGGGTGAAGAAAAGATGGAAGTAATAATAATTTTAGGACTGCTAATGCTTTGCACAGCTTTTGTTTCAGCAGTATTAGCAATAAAAATAGTAGCCGCCCATTTGTATAAAACAATAGACAGCTACCTTGATAAGCACGACACTCAAATTATGGATCTGATTAAGTGGGCAAAGGACGAAGACAAACATCAATAAAAGCTTTTCCCACGGGAGTAAGTTTTGCAACTCCTTTCTCTAAATCAAATTTTTGATTACCGTTATTTGATTTGTTTGTGGCTTCTATTTGATTTTTGAAATCTACTACTATAGGTAAAGAATCAAAAATCTTATAGACTGAATCATCAGTTAAGTATTCATCATATGCGATGCTTATAAGACCCATACGAGATAAAGACGATAAAGAAATTGATTGTTGCTCAATTGAATCGCAAAACTTATTACTACAAAAAATATTAGTTTGCAAAATTCTATGACCGCTTTTTTCAAAGTTTATCCTTATTTCGCATATTGGCAAATTTTCTCCAACTGAAAAACATTTTAGGTTTTGGGCATCTATAGGTGACATTTGCTGAATAATGTCAGAAAAAGACGGATGAATCTTCTCAATTTTTCTATTGTCGAATGAATTGATGATTAACTTTTCAAACATTTCACGAATTTCATCTTCATTCATAAAGTATTTCGCTTTTTCAAGAGCAGGTCCAATAATCGATTCTCTCGATTCAACTTTATGTTCTGTTGGAATATTATCTACACCCTTTTGAATGTTAGCTTTAAATTCTTCCAACTTTTTTTGGCGCTTTAATTCGGCTTTTATTGAAGCATAATGTATGCCACCTACAGTCAAGTTTATGAAATCGGCTAACAGTCCACCTGCAACTTTTGTTGGTGGATTTGTAAGATTACTTACTGCTTCTGATTCTAAAACAGCTTTTGTAACACCATAAGCAGTATCATTTATGTTTTGGTCACTCATATGTGCACCACCTTTCTAAATAAATAATAACATTATTTGGGTAATAAAGCAATAAAATATCGAAAAGCAGGTGAGAAAATGGCAAAACTTAAACTTATTGACACAAAGGAAGCGTAGCTGATGTTGAATCAGTCGAAATCGTTTCAGACAAAATTACCAACGAAAAATAGGAGGCGAAAGTATGGACACAGTTCAGATGAACAAAAAAATCAAAGAAATTATGGATAGCAGTGATTTCTATTTGCTTTCTGAGGACGCCGCAAAGGCTATTGGAGTTGCTCCGCAAAAATTGCGTGAACAGGCAAAGGACGAACCCCAAAAATTGGGATTCAATGTAATTGTAGTCGGCACATCTATCCGTATTCCGAGAATACCGTTTCTCAATTATATTCTCGGTTCAAACCCGTTGAAAGGAGTGTAACAAATGTGTCATTTAAGAAACTACCCAACACGCAGAAAACTACTCAAAGATGTGGAAAACCTCAGAGCAGAGAACAGACATCTCAGCATTGAGCTGAGAAACGCAAGAACAGACCTTGCACTCGAAAAAACAGCGTCAAGCGGTTATCGTCACGAGAACAGAGAGCTAAAACGCAAGCTCAAAGCCCTTGAAACGCCTGAATCCGAAGCATTCAATTTTGAATGTATGGGTGTTTCAAATGTCAACTGAAAAAGAAAAATCCGCTGAAGCTCTGCAAAGCCTCAACGGACAAAGAAAAATACCTTAATTAAATGATAGACAATTTTAAGCGAATTGTCAAGGAGGACTTTAATATGTCAGTAAAAATATCAGCTTTTGAAATCGAAAATGTAAAAAGAGTAAAGGCGGTTGCTTATGAACCGACCGAAAACGGACTTACCGTGTTGGGCGGTAAAAACGGACAGGGCAAGACATCTGTTCTTGACGCAATTGCGTGGGCTCTCGGCGGTAATCGTTTCGCTCCGTCTGCTCCGTATCGTGAGGGTTCAACAATTCCGCCACATCTCAAAATCAAACTCTCAAACGGTATAGTTGTGGAGCGTAGCGGTAAGAACAGCAGTCTTAAAGTAATTGACACCGCAGGCAACAAAGGCGGACAGGCTTTGCTTGACGCATTTGTCAGTAACTTTGCTCTTGACCTGCCGAAATTTATGAATGCAACCGGCAAGGAAAAGGCTGACACGCTCCTGCAGATTATCGGTGTAGGCAACAGAGTTTACGAGCTTGAAACGCAGGAAACACAGGTGTATAACGAGCGCCGTGCTATCGGTCAGATTGCGGACCGAAAGGAAAAGTTTGCTGCCGAAATGCCTGAATACGAAGGCGTGCCGAACGAACCTGTGTCAGCCTCGGAACTTATCAACAAACAGCAGGAAATCCTTGCACGCAACGGCGAAAACAACCGCTTGAGAGCAGAGAAAGATAACCTTGAAAGCCGTGCCAACAACTTACAGAGCGAAATCAACAGGCTTAACGAGGATTTGAGAAAATACAATTCCGAGCTTACAAAAGTGCTTGCACAGCTTGAACAGAGCAGAAAGACCGTAGCCGAACTGCACGATGAAAGCACGGCAGAGCTTGAAAGAAACATTACCGAGATTGACGAAATTAACCGCAAAGTCAGAGCAAATCTCGATAAAGCAAAAGCTGATGAGGACGCAAAGGAATATTACCGCAAGTATGCCGATATGACGGCACAGCTTGAAGAAATCCGCAAAACAAAATATGACTTGCTCAACAACGCAAACTTGCCCCTTGACGGCTTGTCAGTTGAAAAGGGCGAGCTTACATACAACGGTTTTAAATGGGACAATATGAGTGGTTCGGAACAGCTTCGTGTCGCTACGGCGATTGTTCGCAAGCTCAATCCCGAATGCGGATTTGTCCTGCTTGACAAGCTCGAACAAATGGATACCGACACACTCAAAGACTTTGCAAAATGGCTTGAATCAGAGGGATTGCAGGCTATTGCAACAAGAGTTTCAAATGGCGATGAATGCTCAATAATCATTGAGGACGGTTATATTAAGTCCGAAACAACCACACCTGTTACAACACCGACTTGGACGGAAGGAGAGTTTTAATTATGGCTACAAGAACTACGGCTAAAACAACAGCAAAAACAAATGAATGTGTAATCAAATGCAATCCGCACAGAGAGCTTGCCTGCGGTTATACCAAGGTCAAGATTATGCCTGAAAACTATTCAAGAATTGTTTTGATTGCAGGTATGACAGGCAAGTCAATACAGGATTTGACAAACGAACTGCTCAACTACGCAATCGACTATGTTGTCATTGATGTTGACGGCAATAAAATCAATTTTTCGGATGTACAGGGGGTAAGATAATGAACATCACAAGAGGTAAAATCAAGTCGGCTCAAAAGGTTGTAATTTACGGTCCCGAGGGTATCGGCAAATCAACTTTTGCTTCGCAGTTTCCGAACCCTCTGTTTATCGACACGGAGGGCAGCACAAAAAACCTTGATGTTGCGAGAATGGATAAGCCGACATCGTGGACCATGCTAAAGAGTCAGCTTGAATATATCAAAAGCAATCCGACTGTATGCAAGACGGTTGTCATCGACACAATCGACTGGGCAGAACAGCTTTGTATTGATGATATTTGCTCAAAGTATGGTAAGAAAGGTATTGAAGATTTTGGTTACGGAAACGGATATGTTTACGAAAAAGAGGAGTTCGGCAGATTTTTGAACAGCCTTGAAGATTTGATTGACAGGGGTATAAATGTTGTGCTTACCGCACACGCACAGCTCCGCAAGTTTTCACAGCCTGATGAAATCGGTGAGTATGACCGTTGGGAGCTTAAACTCGGCAAAAAGACTGCTTCACAGATTTCTCCGCTTGTAAAAGAATGGGCGGATATGGTGCTTTTCGCAAATTATAAAACAGTAGCGGTAGCGACCGACAAAGACGGCAGGAAGTACAAGGCACAGGGCGGAGGGAGAGTGATGTACACGCTTCATCACCCTTGTTGGGACGCAAAGAATCGTCACGGACTGCCCGAAGAAATGGATTTTAGCTACGCAGGCCTTGCTCATATTTTTAATGATGTTGCACCTGTAAATAACGGTCCTGTTTCGCAGAATCCGATACCTCAACCACCTAAGGCAGAGCCTGCGACACAGCCTGTGCCACAACCTACGCAGATTGAAAAAGTTCCCGAGCCTGTACCGCTGTCAACACCTCAGATACAGAATGATAAATCTGTCAATATTCCCGAGGGCATACCAAAAGCTCTTGCCGACCTTATGAGAGCTAACGGAGTTGACGAAAGCGAAATCAGACAGGCGGTGTTTACACAGGGACACTACCCTTATGATACACCAATCACAAACTATGACCCACGATTTATTAACGGTTGCCTTGTGGGAGCGTGGAATAAGGTATTCGAAGTGATACAGAGCAACCGTGACTTACCGTTTTAATAAGAAAGGAAGATGTATAAATGGATAGAGAATTTGGTTGGAACGATGAAATAACCGAAGAGGGCGGAAATTATGAACCGCTCCCCGAGGGTGATTATGATTTTACAGTAGCAAAGGTTGAGCGTGCTCGCTCACAGGGTAAAGGTAAACTGCCACCATGCAATATGGCAAAAGTGACTTTTGATGTGTGGGGAGCAGATGACAAGCGAGAAATTACAGTTAATTTCGTACTGCACTCCTCGCTTGAATGGAAGCTGTCACAGCTCTTTTTGTCCATGTCAATGAAAAAACACGGCGAACCGCTCCGTATGGATTGGACAGGCATTATCGGTAAAAAAGGTAAATGTCAGGTTATCATCCGCAAATATGTGAAGAATGACGGCACAGAGGGCGTAACAAATGACATCAAGTATTTTTATGCATACGATGAGCAGGTGACAACGATATCGCCTGCCGTAACACAGTCTGCACCTCAGCAGTATGTACAGCCTACATATCCGCCACAGTATAACACACAGCCTGCAACGCCAAATACTGCGATGCCGAATAACTGGACACCGGGTAGCTTTTAATGCAACTTCGACCGTATCAGAATGAAGCAAAGAATGCCGTTTTCTCCGAGTGGGAAAGCGGCAATTTAAAAACATTACTTGTCTTGCCTACAGGCTGTGGCAAGACGATAGTTTTTGCAAAAATCACCGAAGAATGTGTCCGTCGAGGTGACAGGGTGCTGATACTTGCCCACCGTGGAGAATTGCTCGACCAAGCGGCGGACAAAATCCAAAAAGCAACAGGGCTTAATTCGTCAGTCGAAAAAGCCGAGCAAAGTTGCATAGGTTCGTGGAACAGGGTTGTTGTAGGCTCTGTACAGACGCTTATGCGTGAAAAAAGACTGTCAAACTTTGACAGCGATTACTTTGATACAATCATTATTGATGAAGCACATCACTCAATCAGCGACAGCTATCGGCGTGTGCTTGAGCATTTTGACAATGCAAAAGTGTTGGGTGTTACCGCAACACCCGACCGAGGAGATATGAAAAATTTAGGAACAGTATTTGATTCGCTTGCGTATGAATACACACTCCCTAAGGCTATCAAAGAGGGGTACTTGACACCAATTAAAGCTGTGACAATACCGCTTACACTTGACCTTTCGGGAGTTGCCACACAGGCAGGAGATTTTAAAGCAAGTGATATTGACACGGCACTTGATCCGTATCTTTATCAGATTGCCGAGGAAATGAAAAAATACTGTAAGGACCGTAAAACTGTTGTGTTTTTACCACTTGTAAAAACATCGCAGAAATTTAAAGACATTTTGAACGAAAAAGGCTTTAAAGCGGCAGAGGTCAACGGCAACAGCGAAGACAGAGCGGAAGTATTGCAGGATTTTGAAAACGATAAATACAATGTCTTGTGTAACTCAATGCTTTTAACCGAGGGTTGGGACTGCCCAAGCGTTGACTGCGTTGTCGTTTTAAGACCTACAAAGGTTCGGGGGCTTTACTGCCAAATGGTCGGCAGAGGTACAAGACTTGCTCCAAACAAGACGGAGCTTTTGCTACTCGACTTTTTGTGGCACACCGAAAGGCACGAACTTTGCAGACCTGCACATCTTATTTGCGACAACGAAGAGGTCGCACGAAAGATGACCGAAAACTTATCAGAACAGGCAGGATGTCCGATTGATATTGAAGAAGCAGAGGAAAAGGCAAGCGAAGATGTTGTTGCTCAGCGTGAAGAGGCGCTTGCAAATCAGCTTGCGGAAATGCGAACACGCAAACGCAAACTTGTAGATCCGTTGCAGTACGAAATGTCAATTCAGGCGCAGGACCTTGCAGGATATGTTCCGGCATTCGGCTGGGAGTGTTCTCCGCCTACAGACAAACAGAAAGCAAAACTTGAAAAGCTCGGAATATTCCCCGATGAAATCCAGAGTGCCGGCAAGGCAAAGCTTATTCTTGACAGGCTCGAAAAGCGAAGAATTGAGGGCTTAACCACACCTAAACAAATCAGAATGCTTGAAAGCAGAGGTTTTCAGCACGTGGGCAAATGGCAGTTTGACGAAGCATCAGCCTTGATTTCAAGGATTGCCGCAAACGGTTGGAGAACTCCGAAAAACATTAACCCGAAAACATATGTACCGCAAAGCGAGGTGAATACGGTTGGACTTACTTAATGCACTTGAATACATCAGTCCGTCAGAGCTTGACTACCAAGACTGGGTAAATGTCGGAATGGCACTCAAACAAGAGGGATACAGCGTAAAGGACTGGGACGATTGGAGCAGAGCAGACAACCGCTATCACAACGGCGAGTGTGAAAAGAAATGGCAGAGCTTTAACGGCTCTGCTTCACCTGTCACAGCAGGCACGATAATCCAAATGGCTAAAGACAGGGGGATGACTTTTCGTGAATCGAAAGAACTCGGCTGGAATGACGAAATTGCTTTTGAGCAGGGTGATAAGGGCGATATTGGTGTAAATACCTGTGAGGGTGTAAAGTTTCACGAGCCTGCGAACTGGAACCCGGTAAATGAGATTGTGACCTACATTGAAACTCTCTTTGATAGCTCGGAAAATGTAGGCTATGTTACTGAAACTTATAAAAAAAATGACAACGGCAAGGTTAAATATTCGCCAACACAAGGCAGTTGTGACCGTACAGCAGGTGAGCTTATTGCCGCACTTAATAATTGCAACGGTGATATTTCAAATGTATTCGGCGATTACAAACCCGAGGCAGGAGCGTGGATAAGGTTCAACCCATTGGACGGCAAGGGCGTCAAAAACGAGAATGTAACCGATTATCGTTATGCTCTCGTGGAATCTGACTGTATGGCTCTTGAAGAACAAAATGCAATCATCAGAGAACTTGAACTGCCTGTTGCCGTTCTTGTTTATTCTGGCGGAAAATCAGTCCACGCTATCGTTAAGATTGATGCCGCAAACTATGACGAGTATCGTAAAAGGGTTGATTATCTCTACAATGTATGCCATAAAAACGGCTTTGAAATCGACAAGCAAAACCGCAATCCGTCAAGGCTGAGCCGTATGCCCGGTGTTATCCGCAACGGCAAAAAGCAGTTTATCATTGACACCAATATCGGTAAATCAGACTTTGCCGAGTGGAAAGACTGGGTGGAGAGTATCAACGATGACCTGCCCGACCTTGACAACCTTGCAGATTTTTTTGAAAATCCTCCTGAACTTGCTCCGCCTCTGATTGAGGGAGTATTGCGACAGGGACATAAAATGCTCCTCGGCGGACCCTCAAAAGCAGGCAAATCGTTCGGACTGATTGAATTGTGCATTGCAATTGCCGAGGGTACAGAATGGTTCGGCTTTAAGTGTGCGCAGGGCAATGTCTTGTATGTGAATCTTGAACTTGACCGTGCGTCCTGTTTTCACAGATTTAAAGACGTATATGAAGCACTTGGACTGGAACCAAAAAACTTAAACAGAATTGATATTTGGAACTTGCGTGGCAAGTCCGTGCCTATGGATAAGTTAGCGCCTATGCTCATACGCAGAGCTTTAAAAGGCAACTTTATAGCTGTTGTGATTGACCCGATATACAAGGTTATCACAGGTGATGAGAACAGTGCTGACCAAATGGCACACTTTTGCAACCAGTTTGATAAGGTGTGTACCGAAATCGGTTGTGCGGTAATCTACTGTCACCACCATTCAAAAGGTGCTCAGGGCGGTAAAAAGTCAATGGACAGAGTTTCGGGTTCGGGTGTTTTCGCTCGTGACCCTGACGCACTTCTTGACCTTACAAGACTTGAAGTCAGCGATGATTTGATGAAACAGCAAAAGGATGAAAGAACCTGTAAAATCTGCAAAGACTGGATAGGTCGCTTCAACAAAATCAGTGAAGTGTGTTCGCAGGACGATTTGGTAATGTCAAATAATATGATTGACATCGCACGCAAAACGCTTCCTGAACAGTCTTTTAAGCTGATGATGTCAGATGTTGCCCGTGCCGAAAAAACCGTAAAAGGGATGTCAGCGTGGAGAATAGAGGGCACTCTGCGAGAGTTTCCGGCATTTGATGCACTTAACCTTTGGTTTGATTATCCGATACACAAATTAGATACAACAGGCGTGTTGAAGGACTGTAATTTTGAGGGCGATTTTAACCCGCCTTATAAGAAGAATTTCGGTAAGAAAAAGAGTGAATCGGAACGCAAAAAAGAACGCTCAGAATCTATTATGACAGCGTTTACTGCAGAAGAAAATAACGGTCAGGCAGATATAAATGACATTGCTACATATCTTGGAGTTACCGAAAAAACAGTCCGAAATCGATTAAAAGAGCACGGCGGATTTTGGATTGACGGCGGTAAAACAGGATTGAGGGAAAAGGAAAAAGTCGAATAAATTTTCCTTTTCTGTCAAATTTGGAAGGAAAATTTTATCGAGAATTTCCCTTTCCGTGAGGGAAAATAGGGAAAATTTCCCGAGATTTTCCTTTTCTAAAAATGACGGAAAATGACTTTTTTCTCGAGATTTTCCGAGGGAAAGAAAAAACCTATATATATATTCTATATATATAGGAGTATTTCCGTTCCCTAAGGTCACAGGGGTGAAGTAGTTGTGCGAAGCTTACGCACAACAACTCCTTCCCCTGACCTGTGACTAAAAGCAAAATTTTAAAGTTAAGAAAGGAATGGCAAAAAATGGCAAAATGTAAATCGACTTCAAAAGATAAAAGATTGAAAATCGCTAAGGGAATGCCACCTTTGAGGCGAAAACTTCCAAATAAAAGTTACAGTTACAAAAACGATCAGGTAATGGACTGGATTTCTAAACGACCGGCGTTGATTGACTATGTGTTGGATAAGTTAGTAGCTAACGGATACATAGTTTACGACCCGAAATTAAAGTTGTGGTATGGAGTTGATTATTTTGAAGAAAATGAAGACTGAATTTTTTATGCCGATGATACCGCCGACCGTAACTGCACAGGAACATAAAGTTATGGTAAAAAACGGCAAACCTGTTTTTTATAATCCGTCCGAGGTGAAACAGGCAAGAGAAAAGCTCACATCACACTTAGCAAAGTTTAAACCGTCAGAACCGTACAAGTCGGGTGTCAGGTTGATAACAAAGTGGTGCTTTCCTCGTGGCAAACATCAGGACGGCGAATATCGTACAACAAAGCCAGACACAGACAATCTGCAAAAAATGCTAAAAGACTGTATGACCGCTCTCGGATTTTGGTCTGATGACGCACTTGTTGCAAGTGAGATATGTGAAAAGTTTTGGGCAGAGGTTTCGGGTATTTACATCAAGGTGGAAGAACTGTGAATATCTCGGAAGTTAAACGCAACCTTGAAAGGACCGTGTTGTACAATGGAGCAGAATACATTCTGAAAGGCTGTATCATCAGACAGAATACAACAGGTCAGTTTTATTATCAAGCAGAGCTTATGGACACCAAAGCCAAAAGCTCGCTGATTGTAACTGCACTTGATAAGATTGACGAAAGGAGAACCGACATTGAAAGCAAGAATACCGCCTAAAATCCCGAAACAGCTTAAACAGGAAGCTGAACGGATTGCAAAAAGCGCATATGAACAGATCCGAGAAAAAGAAAACAAAGACATCACACGCAGAGTATTTAAAACAATGCTGTATGCCTTGCATAAGGATTTCGGCTTTGGCCGTGACAGATGTGCGAAGGCACTAAAGTCTATGACCGAGATAGTCGAACACTCGGACACGGACGAAGTGTTTTGGGAGCATATCGACAGGGTTGTCATCGACAAGCTGAAACTTGAATTTGACAAACGAGATTACACTGACAACGGAAAAGTTGTAAATTATGAAGGAGACGAAGAAAATGATTGATTGTAATATCACTAAAAACTATTTGAGTGAACAAGCTCGGATGACAAAATCAAGTGATGTTGGTGTGTGTCGCATTTCGTGTAATCATTGCCCATTGAGCAGATTTAATAATGACGAAGAAATGCTTTGCACTGAATTAGAATTAAGGCACCCTGAAAAGGCAATTGCAATTGTACAAAAATGGTCGGATGAACATCCGCAGAGGACTTATCTGAGTGAGTTTTTGAAAAACTACCCGAATGCAAAGCTTGATGAGGACGGCACACCCCATAAATTATGCCCTTGGCATTTAGGATTGATAAGCGTAAATAGTTGTCACAACAACTGCGTAAGATGTTGGAATCAGCCTGTTGAGGAGAGTTAAAAAATGGCATTTCCTGAAAAGCTAAAATCTTTAAGATTAAAGCACAAACTAACGCAAACTGGGTTAGGTGAAAAATTGTATGTAAGCAGAAGTACGATTTCTAACTACGAGAAAGGAAAGTTTGAACCTAACATTCAAACTCTAATCGAAATGTCAAAACTCTTTAATATTCCGATTGACGAACTGCTGAAATGAGGTGAAAAAAATGGATAATAAATTAAAGATTCGTGAGATGTGCGGTGATTATGCATTGGATATACCGTTCGCAGACGGTAGTGTAAACACGATATACTTTAATTCAAAACGAAATGCTGAAACAGTTAAGCATATTATCGAAGTTGACGGAAGTAAACCCAACGAAGCAACCGTGTGTGATATGCAAGAGATTAAGCACGGAAAATGGCTTGTGAAAGAGTTTGATTTGAAGGAACTTGAAGAATATATACATCCGTATGATGGACTACACGGTACACCGTTTTGCTCCATGTGTGGCAGAAACGCATTGCTCAATGGTGCCGAGGAATATGTGGACAGCAACTACTGCCCTCATTGCGGAACGATGATGGATAAGGAGTGAGCAACAATGCCTTGTAAAAAATGTGGATTGCAATACTCAAGTTATTGCGTTGATTGCGCATATGTAAAAACAGGACTTAACTTAAACGATGAAGAATATCACGAGATTTTGAAATTATGGAATGAGCAAGAAAGGGGGAGCAAGAATGAAAGCCCATATAACTAAAGAGCCTGCTGACATATGTGAGTATTATACACAAGATTGTAATATATCTTTTCTCGCTACCGTTACATATCATCCACCTGAGAATAGTCATAGGAACGCACCTTGTCCTTGTGGAAGCGGAAAAAAATATAAAAGATGTTGTTTGATAAAGGAGAACAGACAAAATGACAAACTTTGAAAAAATCAAATCAATGAGCAAAGAGCAAATGACACATTTTATGCTTGATATTATGCTTGACACATTAAATAACAATGTTTGCGGTTATTGCGAAAATTGTGATGCTCCTTGTCTTGGAAATGAAGAAATTATTAGAAAATGGCTTGAAAGTGAGGCAGAAGAATGAAAGGCGTTAAAAATATCACCGTTAATTACGATAACGGCGAAACAGAAACCTTAAATAAAGGTGTAGTTGTTGGTTTTGATGAAATCGACAATGAAGAAGAAACTATCAAAGTCAGATATCGTATGTGCGATATTAAAGGCGAGGATTTGTATTTGATTGTAAACGCAGTTATTGCGTTGGCACAGAAACTTGGTATGCTTGACGAGGAGGAGCGTGATGCGGATTGACGGTTAAAGATTATTTATATTCGGTCAGGGTTTCGGATAAGCTGATCAGAACGAAAGAACACGAGCTGTCGAAACTTAGGCTGAATATTGCACAAGTATCGGTTAAGCAGAACGAGCCTGTTAAGACATCGGGAGTGAATGACCCTATGCGGATTGTTGACAGGATTGCAGACCTTCAGGCTGAAATCAATCGGGAAATTGACAATCTTGTGCGGTTGAAAACTGAAATCCGCAGTAAAATCAACGCACTTGACGATTACCGTTACATTGCAATTTTGACCGAGTATTACATAAATTGTCAGAGGTGGGAGGATATTGCCGAGAGTATGGAAATGAGCGTAAGGCATACCCTGAGATTGCACGGCGAAGCGTTACAGGCGTTCCGAAAAAAGTTCGATTTCTCGTAAAATTATTTTGAAATGTCATTGAATGTCACCCTTACCCTGCGTATAATGGTATTATGAAAGTTTGACAAACAGGACATATGTAGAACTCTCCTAAGATAAAAATTCGCACAGACCGCTCTCGTTTGAGGGCGGTTTTGTGTTGTGAGGGAAAAGAAAGGGCGGTGATACCGTGAAAGACAAATTAAATGCAAGACAGAGGAAGTTTGCGGAATATTATGTGCAGAGTGGTAACACCGTTCAGAGTGCGATACAGGCAGGATATTCAGAAAATTACGCAAACGCAAGAGCGTATGAATTGTTGGAGAATGTTGGAGTTTCAAAATACATCAAGGAGCTTTCTGATAAGCTCAAAGATGAGCGCATTATGAGTGCAAAGGACAGACAGGTTGCTTTGTCCGACATTGCAAGGAATGACGGGCAGGACACCTCCGACAGAATCAGGGCGATTGACACGCTCAATAAGATGACGGGCGAATACACCGTTAAGGTTGACGCAAAGGTTGAGCAATCCGAAAAGCTCTCTGATGTGTTCAGACAGTTAGGCGGTGAGGGGCTGAGTGAATAGTTTTCCGCTGTCACAGAAATACATTGACTTCATCAACACCACGAATGTGTCGGCTGAATTTCTTGAAGGCACTACCGCCTCGGGCAAGACAACGGTCGGCGCAGGCGTTAAGTTTATGCGAATGGTGTCGCAGTCGCCGAAGAAGCTTCACGCAATTGCCGCCAAAACCACGGGCAAGGCTGAGGAAACTATAATTCAGCAGGACAACGGTATTCTTGACCTGCACCGTAACGCTATTTACTGCGGTAACGGAGACAAGGACTACAAACTTCCGCACATCAAGTTTGAGGGCAAGGTAATATACATTCTCGGTTACAGCAGTCGGGATAAATGGGAAATGGTTCTCGGCGCTCAGTTTGGGTGCGTTTATATTGACGAAATCAACACCGCTGATATTGAGTTTATCCGAGAGATGTCAACCCGTAATGATTATATGCTTGCAACCTTGAACCCCGATGACCCGTCATTGCCTGTCTATAAGGAGTTTGTGAACCGCTCCCGACCTTTTAAGAAATACGCAAACGATATTCCGCCCGAAATTACGGCGGAGCTTACAGAAGAACCTGTACCGAATTGGCGGTATTGGTTCTTTTCTTTTGCAGATAATTTAAGCCTTACACCCGAACAGGTTGAAAAGAAAAAAGCCTCTGCTCCAAAAGGAACAAAGCTTTATAAGAATAAAATTTTAGGATTGCGAGGCAGGGTAACAGATCTTGTGTTCTCAAACTTTAAGAGAGCAAGGCACATAAAAACAAAAGAATGGGCAAGGCGGTTTTTGCACTATAACCGCAAGTTGGAACACTTTGTTCAGTTCACGGCTGGACTTGATACCGCCTATTCGCAGAAGTCGCCTGATACTATCGCAATGACTTTTTTTGGAATCACAAACAGGGGCAAGTGTATTCAGCTTGACGAGAGGGTATATAACAATGCCGACCTTAAAACGCCCGTTGCGCCGAGTGATACGGTACGAAATTTCATTGATTTTCTTGACCGTAACCGTGATGAATGGGGCTTTGCACGCACGGCTTTTATTGACAGCGCCGACCAAGCGACTATTACCGAATTTCAAAAGTATAAGCGACAGCACGGCTGTGTCTATGACTTTGCAAATGCATGGAAGAAAACGAAGATTATCGACCGAATCAATCTTGTACTCGGCTGGCTTGCCACCGACTGTTATTTTGTGCTTGAACATTGTAAAAACACGATTGCCGAGTTTGAAATTTACAGCTGGCGAGAGGATAAAGACAATACACCCGAGGACGGTCACGACCATTGCATTAACAGCGGTCAATATGCGTGGCTGCCGTTTAAAAATATTATTGGAAGTGAAATAAATGGGGCTGATTAACAGAATGGCTGAATCTATCAGATTGGGAATTAAAAACTTTTTGCAGATTACTCCTGCAAGCGACAAAACAATTACCGTTACCGAAACAAGCAATCATCTGACCGAGTGCTTTATCAATCGCATTTGGTATTGGGGCAACAGCAGACAGCTTGCGGAGTTGTACAAGCAGATTGATACAAACAAAACTATGTTTTGGGCGGCAAAAAGCACAAAGGGGCTTGAAATCCGTAAAATACACACGGGCTTGCCGGCACTCATCTGCGAAACGCTTGTGAATATCGTAATTGCCGACTACAACGGCACAGATGTTACAAGTAAAAATTCAAACGCTTATGCAGAGCGTTGGGAAGACATTGAAAAGCAGAACAAGCTGTCCGACACGGTTAAGCAAATGCTCCGTGACCTATGTGTTGTCGGTGACGGTGCTTTTAAGGTCAGCTTTGACACGGCTGTATCAGATGTTCCGATTGTTGAATGGTATCCTGCCGAAAACATCGACTTTACATATGTGCGTGGCAGAATCCGAGAGGTTAAGTTTTACACCGATTACACGCAAAAACACCGCCGTTACCGCTTTGAAGAAACATACGGTTACGGCTATATTCACTATGCTTTGTATGATGACAACGGCAAAGAGATTGACCTGCACACGGTTGACGCTCTTTCGTGGATTGATTCAAAGGGCGTTACATTTGACGAATCATATATGTGGGCTGTACCTGTCCTTTACGGCAAATCGTGCCACAAGGGCAGAGGTGCGGGCATTATCGGCATAAAAACAGACGCTTTCGACAGCCTTGATGAAGTGTGGTCACAGTGGATGGACGCACTCAGAGCCTGCCGAACAAAGCAGTATGTGCCTAATTGCCTTGTCCCGAGAAATCCAGAAACCTGTCAGCCGATATCGCCGAATCCGTTTGACAACCGATTTATCACCGTGGGCAACGATATGTCTGAAAACGGCAACGGCAACAGGATTTACACCGAAAGTCCGCAGATTCAGCACGAAAGCTATTTGAGTTCATACATTACTGCCCTCGACCTCTGCTTACAGGGCATTATATCGCCGTCAACTCTCGGCATTGATACGAAGAAGCTTGATAATGCAGACGCTCAGCGTGAAAAGGAAAAGACAACCCTTTACACAAGGCAGAACCTTGTGAAAATTACGCAGAACGCACTTCAAAGCCTTGTTGCAGTTGTACTCAATGCAGACGGTGAACTTAACGGCAAGGGTATTGTTGAGGGCTTGGAAGTATCCGTAAACTTCGGTGAATATGCAAATCCGAGCTTTGAAAGTCAGGTTGAAACCGTGTCAAAAGCAAGACAGGGCGGTTTGATGTCAGTTGAAACCTCGGTTGAAGAACTTTACGGCGACAGCAAGTCGGAGGATTGGAAAGCCGAAGAGGTGCAGAGAATTAAAGAGGAACAGGGTATTGCAGGCGAAGAAGAAAAATCGGAGCTTGACGATGTGGACCTTACCGACACAGAAGAACCTAACAATAACGCAGATGATGAAGAAAATGCGGAAAATAATGCAGAAAAAACCGAAAGCAATCCCGAACAGAATGATACACAGGTAAACAATGAGTGATTACAATATCAGAGAAGCCTTTGAAAAAATCGAAGATGAACTGATTGACAGCATGATGAGAAATTTCAGCCGTCACAGAGCCGAAGAAACCAAAGAGGGTTACAACTGGACACAATGGCAGGCTGAACAGCTCAAAAGTCTTGAAGAGTACCGTAAGCACAACGCAAAGAAATTCGGCAAGCGTTTCAAAACCATTAACAGCAAGGTTGAAGAGATGATTCGCACCGCCAAAGCTGACGGAAATGCAAGTCAGGAGGCAGAAATTCTTGAAGCTGTCAAGGACGGTTTCAAAGCCCCGAAAAAGCCGTCAGCACACAGCACAGCCGAGTTTTTTAAGGTGAATGACCGTAAACTTGATGCACTCATAAAATCGACCACAGACGATTTAAAGAGGGCAGAAACGGCAGTTTTGCGTATGAGCAACGACAAGTACCGCAAGGCGATTTTTAACGCACAGGTTGCAATGAACACGGGTGCGGTTACATACGAAAAAGCCGTTGATATAGCTTGCAAAGATATGCTCAACGCAGGTCTTAATTGTGTGGAATACAAGAACGGTGCAAGGCACACGCTCTCTGATTATGCGGATATGGCGGTTAAAACAGCCAACAAAAGAGCCTATCTTCGTGGCGAGGGCGAAAAGCGAGCCGAATGGGGAGTATCCCTTGTTGTTGTGAACTCAAGACAGGGCGGTTGCCCCGATTGTGCAAAATATATCGGCAAGGTGTTTATTGACGATGTTTATTCAAACGGCAAAAAGTCAGACGGAAACTATCCGCTCCTCTCAACCGCAATCAAGAACGGTTTGTTTCATCCGAGGTGTAAGGACAGCACAAGTACATATTATCCCGAACTTGATGATTTGGACGCACCGTTGTCTGAAGATGAAATCAAAGAGCTTGACCGTCAGCGAGAAATTGAGGAAAAACAGCAGTATGCACAGCGACAGGCAGAACGCTTTGACCGCCGTGCCGAATACAGTCTTGACGAGGACAATAAACGCATTGCCCAAACCCGAGCCGATGAGTGGCACGATAGGGCGAATACGCTTGAAGAAAAGGCAAAACAATTCTCACTAAACACCAATGAACAGAAATATTACAGACCTGTTTTTGAAGAAGATATATCAAAAACTTTTGAACGCAAAATTGAGGGCGAAACAATTACAATTGATACCCACAAGGGAAATACATTGTGTGATAATGTTTATATTTCAGATAAGGTAAAGCTAAAACGAAAAGAACTTCATAATTTTGATATGCAAGTGAGAAAAGCGTTTGATATGCTCGGAGAGGTTGAAACAAGCGGAAAGCCTGAAATTTGTATTGTCACTCCCGAAGAAATGCGAGTAAATGCTATTGCTTCATATATGCCAATGCAAAATGTTCTAAATGTCAATTCAGCATACTTTTCAACAAGTGATTTGTCAGATTTACAAGAAAACTTGGCTTGTCCGCAAGACGGATTGAGTACAATTCTGCACGAACTGATTCATTGGCAAGACGCTAAAAATTACAGAGCAAAATTCGGAAGTATTAACGATTATTTTGAATATTGCGATTACCTTAATAAAATTTATGCCCCAAAGGTTGAAAAATTGATAAATAACGGTTATAATATAGAGGATATAAGTGAGTATGCTTTTGAATGCTTAAAAGATAAAGCTATGGATGAAGTGTATAACGAGTACAGAGTCAGCAAACTTTTAGGGTGATGATGGTATGAGATTGATACAAACTGAAGAACAAAAATCTCTATGGAATGCGTTTAAGCCGTACCTTGTAACAAATGGTTTAAATGTCACTTTGCGTGAAGATGCTCCACAAGAAGCTAAAGATGCTGAAGCACTTTACAGTAAGCTTAGAGAGAAACAAAAAATGCAATATCTAAAAGATAGTGGCATAATCTAACCGCTCCGTAAAAAGGGCGGTTTTGTTGTTTAACTTGCCGAGAATATGTTCAGAGCAAGAAAAACGGCTTGTTCACGGCATTGCTTAACTTGCCTGCAACTTGCCGTAACAGAACTAAATACATCAAATCAGCACTTTGAGAAATCAGAGTGCTTTTTTATTGCATTTAAACCGGTCGAAATCGACCAGTTTAAAATATTGAAAAGGTGGTGACAGAATGAAAATCAGAGTAACAACAGCATTTAATGACAGGCAGAACGGTTATGTAACCCGACCTGTGAATGAAGTTTTTGAATGTTCCGAGCAGAGAGCAAAGGAACTCATTGACGGTGGTTTTGCAGAAGAGGTCAAGCCTGACGCTCCCAAAAAGCCGAGAGCCAAAGCAGTTAAAACAGAAAAAACAGAAAAAGCGGATTAAGCACTTTACGAATATGTAAGGTGCTTTTTTATTGTCCGAAGACATTAAACTACGGGAGACACCGTGCAAAACTGAAACAGAGAGACACTCTATGAACTGATTACGGGAGACACCCGAAAAACTGAAAGGATATGAAAAAATGGCAGAACCAAATCCAACACCAACCCCCAATGAACCGACACCTGCACCGCAGGGAACACCGCAGGGAAACGCTCCTGCCTTTGATTATGACAAGCTCGCAAGCCTTATTACAGGCAAACAGAGCGTGACAGAGGACACCGTTTTGAAGTCATATTTTAAGGAGCAGGGATTGTCAGCCGATGAGATGAAAGAGGCTATCGGTGCTTTTAAAAAGCAGAAAGCCAAGAACACTCCCGACTTTGCAAAAATGCAGTCGGAAGTTGAATCTGCAAACAACGCAAAGCTTATGGCAGAAGTCAACCAATCGGCAACCCTCGAAGCCGTAAAACAGGGCGTTGACATTGCAACAGTTCCTTATGTGCTTAAAATTGCAGACTTTTCAAAGGCTGTGACAGACGGCAAGGTCAATGCGGAAAAGCTGACAGAGGCTGTTAAAAAGGTGCTTGACGATATCCCCGCACTCAAGGGCAAACCTGCCGAGAACGGCACAGGAGTTAAGAAAATCGGCGGTGACGGCAACGGTACATCGGATGGTACAAAACCAAAGGCAAATGTTCCTACCAAAAAATGGAACAGATTTAATATTTAACCAAAGAAAGGATTGAAAAATTATGGCAAACACAAATAACTATGCCGAGCAGTTCAGCCCTGATCTGCTCGAAATTCTTGTTCAGGGCACACTCACATCACCATTCATCACTTCAAATGTAAAGTGGGTTGGTGCAAGAACTTTCCACTTCACACAGATGAGTACATCAGGCTTTAAGAACCACAATCGCAACGGCGGTTGGAACAAGGGCAAATATGTTCAGACCGATGTTCCGTTCACCTGCGAACACGACCGTGATATTGAGTTTCTCGTTGACAAGGCAGATGTTGATGAAACTAACGCAACCGCAAAGGTTGAGAATATTTCAAAGGTGTTTGAGCAGACACAGGTTGCTCCCGAAACAGACGCACTTTTCTTCTCAAAGGTTGCAGCAAAGGCTCAGGCAACAGACGGCTACCATTCTTCAACAAAGACATCGGAGTGGACTAAGGAGAACGCTTATTCAAAGCTCAAAACAATTCTTTCTGCCGGCAAGCTCCGCAGATACAAGGCAAGAGGCACACTTGTTGCCTATGTGACATCTCACATTATGGACTGCCTTGAACAGTCAACAGAGTTCACTCGTAAGATTGAGCTTACACAGATTGCAGAGGGCGGTATCGGCATTGAAACAAGAGTGACCGAGATTGACGGTTGCCCTATCATCGAGGTTATTGACGATGAGCGTTTCTACGATAACTTCAACTTTAACCCCGATGACGGCGGTTTTGAGCCTGCAACAGGCGCTCACAAAATCAATGTTCTTGTTGCTTGCGGTGAAACCTGCAAGACTGTTCCGAAGATTTCAAGCATTTACTTCTTTGCTCCCGGCTCACACACAGAGGGTGACGGCTGGCTCTATCAGAACCGTTCACTTTCCGACACATTCGTATTCCCGAACGGCAAGGACGGCAAAATTGACAGCATTTATGCCGATGTTGACACAACGGCGGTTGCGTAATGTATGCCGATTACATTGAACATCAGGGTGGAGATGAAAACAGTATTATCTCTGCCGAACACATTGATGTTCTGACTTTTAACCGCATTGATTTTGAAAAACTTTCGGAAATGCAGAAGAGAATCATCGGCAGAGTGCATAGCAGACTTACTGCTTTTGAAGAAGAAAATGCCGATATGATTTCTTCCTACCTGAAAAGCTATTCAATCAACGGCACATCAATGGAATTTGGTGCAAGCTGGAATTTAATGTGTATCAGCGGAGTGGCAATTCCTGCCGACCTCTATGCGTTGCTAAAATCAACAGGACTTTGTTATCCTGCAATCTGAAAGGTGCGTGAAAACCGTGAAATTTCCGTCACTTGTAAAAAAGCAGTTCTGCAAAACTCCTGTCGAGGTCACAATCTACGGTGAGGGAATAACCGAGGACGGCTCTCCTGTTATCGCATTTGAGTGCAAAAACCTGTATCCCTCCGAAAATCTTTATCCGTCAAATCTCCGCTGCGGAGGCAATGCTGTATGCAATGTGCAGTCAAAGGCAAAGACGGTCTATACCAAAGAGCAGAAAATTGTTCAGGTGTCGGCTGTCTTGCTTTTTGACGGCGACATTGCTCCCGACAGCCCCACTTTAAGCGGTGGCTTTGTAATCCTTGACGGCGTAAAACGAAACATCGTACAGGGTACAAAACACCGCAACCCCGACGGCAAAGTTAATTTTACGGAATTGGATGTGATTTAATGGGATTTTCGGTATCATCAAAAATCAAACTCAATATGCCTGTTGTAAAACAGCTTGATAGGGCAAAGCAACAGGCTCTTGAACAGACAGGTGACGCACTTCTTAAACAGGTGAAAAACACGCAGGTAATGCCGTTTGATACGGGTAATCTTCAGAACGAAAATACCTTTGAAGATTGTGCGCAGAGTTGGAACGGCACGGTTAAAATCGTGTCAAGCACTCCGTATGCAAGGCGGTTGTATTTTCATCCCGAGTATAATTTCAGCCGTAAGGAAAACATTGCCGCCGGCGGTAAATGGTTTGCACCGTGGCTTGAAGGCGGTACAAGACATAATTTTTGCAGTCGGGCATTTGCAAGATTATACAGAAAGGAAGCAGGACTTTGATTTACTTATCGGACATCAGAGATTGGCTCAAAAGCGTTACCTCAGCCGAGCATTATTACATCGGCAAGCTTGACAATAAGCAGGACAGGTCAATCGGTGTGTATTCATTAAAGCAGTCGGGAACACCCACAAGGGCAATCGGCGGTGAAAGCACCTACGATACAATAAGCGTGTCTTTGCTTATCCATTACACCGACAACGCAAGAGAAACCGAGGAGTTTGCACGCAGACTTTACGAAACGCTTTACGGCATTAAAAAAGTTGAAATTAAGGAACACAAAATCTATATAATCGAACTGCTCACGGAAGAACCCGTTGATGTGGGAACAGACGACAAGGGTGTGTATGAGCAGGTCATTGAAGTTAAATTTTATTACGAAAGGAAGTAATTTTATGGCAAAAGTTGAATCGGGAGTATTCCCGTGCTATGAAAATCAGTTTGCGGTTGGCAAGGCAGGAACAGAATCCGCCACGACAAATATTGCTAACTGCGAAGAATTTTCTGTTGCATTTGACAACGGTGTCGAGGAATGGACAGCCTTTGAAAACGAGGGCTGGAAGTCAAGGCTTATGACAGCAAAGTCAATCACAATTTCGGTAAAGGGCAAGCGTACAATCGGTGACGCAGGCAATGACCAGATTGCCGCCCTTGCATTTGAAAACGGCAGAAAGACAGAAGTTTCGTTTATGTGGACCTTCCCCAACGGTGCAACCGTCCTCTTTAAAAATGCAGTTGTATCCGTTACATCAAACGGTGCAGGCGCAAGCACGGGTGTTGCTCCGCTTGAATTTGAAGTTATGTCAAACGGTAAACCCGTATATACAGCAGCCGCTTAAAAAACGAAAGGAATGAACGATTATGTCAAAGTTAATTGATATTACAGACAAGCTTAATTTTGAGGAAAAGCCGAGTGTCAGAGTTAAAAATGTTGACCTTGCAATCAATAATGACGCAGTTTCAATGCTCAAAGTTGCGGCACTTTTTGAGGACGGCAACGGTAAAAGTAAAGATGTTATCGAAATGTATCATCTTCTTTTTGATGAATCCGAGAGAGAAAAGATTGAAAAGTTAAAACTGAATATGCACGATTTCAACGCCCTTATCAGCGAATCTGCCAAAATTGCAACAGGCGATTTGACTGACGAGGGGGAAGCTCAGACCCCGGCTACGACCTGATTGATGACTTTGATTTAATCGTGTCGAGCTTTCGCTCGGAGTACGGGGTCAGCATTTATTCAAAGGATTTTGCTAAAATGAGTTGGAATGAGTTCTGCTCACTTCTGCAAGGCTTAGGACCCGAAACACCGCTTGCAAGAACGGTTCAAATTCGCCTTGAAACCGACAAAGAGGTCTTGAAAAACTTTACTTCGTCACAGCATAAAATCCGCAACAAGTGGCGGTCAAGAAATGTAAAGCACTATTCAGACGAAGATATGAACACCGTTCTTGCAGAATTTCAAAACTTTTTTGCTAATCTGTAAATTTGTACATAAATTTCGCTGTATCTACAAAATTCTTGACAATGTTAATACATAGTGATAAAATGTAACATACACTAACAAATTTATTAAGGAGAGTGTATGTTTATGAAATGTCCACATTGCGGAAACGAATTAAAGGACGATGCAAAATTTTGCGACAAGTGCGGTGCAGGCTTTGGCGGAAACGATTCAACCTCGGCAACCGTAAATCCTGTAAATGCAAAGAAGAAAATTTACAAGCGTTGGTATTTTTGGGTTATTATCGTTGTTGCTATTATGATTGTTGGCGGTGTAAACGGTGCAATTAACGGTAACAGCGGTTCAAACAAATCAAAGCAGGAAACTACTGTTGCAAATCAGAGTTCAGAAAAAGCAACTGAAAAAGCGACAGAAGCACCGACCACAAAAGAAGTTGCAACAGAAAAGCCTACTAAAGACCCGAAGAAGGTTGAAAAAGAATTTAAAGACGGTTGCAAAACAATCGACTTTAAAACTCTTTCAAGAAACCCTGACAAGTACAAAGGTAATGGCTACAAGTTTGAAGGTCAGATTATTCAGGTTCAGGAAGGCTGGGGCGATTCGGTTGACCTGAGAATCAATATAACCAAAGAAGAAAATGAGTATCTTGATGAACCATTGTGGACTGATACAATCTACGCAACTGTAGAAATTCCTGACGGTGCGGACAAACTCCTTGAAGATGATGTAATCACATTCTGGGGAACTTGTGACGGCGACTATACATATGAAACCGTAATGGGCAACAATGTGTCACTTCCGAAAATAGACATCAAATACTACGAACTCAACAACTAAAACAAAAAGCCACTCCAAATGGGGTGGCTGTTCTTTTGCAAAATTTTATTAGCGTACATCATAACGGTGTGCGCTGTTTTTATGCCTGTTTTTAAAGAATCTAAAATGAAAGGAAGTGGTGAATATGGCGGCAAAGGCGGGTGAAATTGAGCTTGATGTCAGGCTTACGGGTGACGATATTTCCAAAACATTGCATAAGATTTCCGATTCAATTACAAAAAAGTTTGATTCGGCATTTTCAAGTCTTTCAAAAGATTTTGAAAATGTAAGCACGGATATGAAACAGTCCTTTTCAAAGGTTGCGGAGGGTGTTTCTCAGAAAACCGATAAAGAGTTTTCAAATATCAAAAGTAGCGGTGAGCAGTTAAGCAATTCGGTTTCATCTTCGTTTAAGAAAATCGGTACGGCTGTGGTTGCCGCCTTTTCCGTTGCCAAAATCAAGGAGTTCGGTCAGCAGTGCATTGAATCGGCTGCGGAAGTCAATGCGGCAAATTCGCAGTTTGAGCAGACATTCGGCACAATGCAGTCACAGGCAGAATCAGCCATTAAGAGCGTTGCCAATCAGAGCGGTATTCTTGAAACCCGATTGCAGGGCGTCGGCACAAGCATTTATGCCTTTGCCAAAACTACGGGTATGGACAGTTCAAGTGCTTTGGGTATGATGCAGGAGGCTTTACAGGTAACAGCCGACAGTGCCGCATATTACGATCGTTCGCTTGAAGACACAGCAGAAAGCCTGAAATCGTTTCTCAAAGGCAACTTTGAAAATGATGCCGCACTCGGTTTGTCCTGTACTGAAACCACACGAAATGCGGCGGCTAATAAGCTGTATGGCAAGTCATTTACGGATTTGTCGGAATCGCAGAAACAGCTCACGCTTTTGCAAATGGTCAAGGACGCTAATCAGCTTTCGGGTGCTATGGGACAGGCAAGCCGTGAAGCAGACGGTTGGGAGAATGTAACAGGCAACCTCAGAGAAAGTTGGAAACAGCTCCTTGCCGTAGTCGGTCAGCCTATTTTACAGGTGGCAACTCAGGTTGTAAAGCGGTTGAGTTCCGCACTTGCGACTTTAACGGAATATGCCAAAGGTGCGGTTGAATCGCTTTCAAAGGTTTTCGGCTGGGATACAGGCAACAACACCGCAAGCAATATCAAATCTGCGTCCGATTCTGCCAAAAGCCTTACGGATACGGCAGATGACAGTTCAAAGTCACTTGATAATGTTCAGAAAAGTTCCGAAAAAGCAAAGAGAAGTGTTGCGGGCTTTGATAAGCTGAATGTGCTTTCAAGTACCGATAGTTCTTCAAAGTCAGATACATCTTCATCAAAAAGCTCATCGGGCGGTTCATCGGGCGGAGCTGTTGCAAAGAATGTTGTCAAGGACACAAGCAAAAACCTTTCGGGGGCATTCAAAAATCTATACGAAAAAAGCGGATTCAAAGGCTTTGTCGAGAATGTACAGAAAGGTATTAACAAGGTTGATTGGTCAGCTATAGGCAAGAACTGCAAGACCGTTTTTGATAATGCTGTTCCCATAGTTCAAAAGGCATTCGGCACAATGCAAAAGGTCGGTTCTGCAAAACTCGGGGCAATCGGCTCTGCATTCGGAGCGGTTGCGACAATCGGCGGAAAGTCGTTTCAGACCATTTCAGGCGGTGTTGCTAAGTGGATTTCAAAAGACAGGGAAAAGATTATCGGCTTTATAGACACCATAGGCAACAATCTTACAAACGGCTATAACAACCTTTCAACCTTTTTTGATAGTTTCGGTACACTTGCAGGCAATGCAATTGACAATGTTCGCCCTCAAATGGAAGAATCAATTTCCAATCTTTTAAGCGGTCTTACAACCTTTGCGGGCTCAGTCGGCGAAGTCGTTTCGGGTGCGTTTTCAACTGCAACCGAAAGCCTTGTTGAATGGACTGAAAATGACGGTGCAACAATCACTGAATTTCTCGAAAATTTACAATTGCAGTTTGCAGATGTGTTTAACTTTATCGGTCAAATTTTCGGAGATATCGGAACAATTATCAGTAATTGGTGGAACGGCAACGGACAGCAGATTTTTCAGAATATCTGCAATATGTTTACCAACATCGGCACAACCCTGATGAATGTTTACAATCAATGGATTAAGCCTGCGTGGGATTTTATCGTAGCAATCGTAAAGTCAGCTTGGGAAAACTGGCTGAAGCCTGTTTTTGAAGGTGCAATAAACTTCTTCGGCAAGGTTGCAGACTGTGTTTCAACCGTGTGGAATAACTTCCTGTCACCGTTTGTAAACTGGCTTGTCAGCTTTTGGGGACCTATATTTCAGAATGTTTTTAATGCCGTAAAAAGAGTGTTTGATAATGTGTTTACATTTATCGGTGGGTTGGTTACCTCTATACAGAAAACATTCGGCGGTCTAATTGACTTCATTACAGGTGTTTTCTCAGGCGATTGGAACAAAGCATGGCAGGGTATTTACGACTTCTTCAAAGGCATTTGGGACGGCATTTGCGCCGTGTTTAAGTTCATTATAAACGCAATCATTGACGGCATAAATGCGTTGTGGACAGGTATTTATAACTTTGTTTCTGGCGTTGTTAATTCAATCGGCGGAATAGCCGGTATTATCGGAGCGGCTTTTGGACAGGATTGGAGTTTTTCAATGCCTGAAAATCCGCCTCTCATTCCGAGATTTGAAGAACCCACGGAATCACCGGCACGAAAATTTGCAAAAGGCGGTATTGTTAAAGCTCCGACACTTGCGGTTGTCGGCGATAACGCAGGTGCTAACAGCGGTAACCCTGAGGTTATTTCTCCTCTTAACAAGTTACAGGGTATGCTCGACAATTCGGGCGGTCAGGATACAGTGATTCTCACACAAATTCTTGACCTGCTTAAACGCATTTATGAAATGTTCATTATCTTTCGCAATAACGGTGGCAACACTTATTCGTTTACTGCCGAGCTTGAGGGTTCAACGCTTTTTGAAGAAATGATAAGACAGGATGAGCTTTACAGACGCAGACACAACGGTAAATCCGCATTTGCATAAAGGGGGGGATGATATGTCAAATTATAACGGCTATTTGCTTAAATTTGGTAACAACATAATGCCGAATAAGTACATTACCGCATTTTCATCAACTCCGAATCAGCGACTTGAAACTTCTGCGGAACGAGATCAGAACGGTACGCTTCAAAGGGCAACGCTGCCAAATTACAAAACAAAAATTTCGTTTTCAACTCACATTCTTCATCTTGACGAAAAGATTGATTTTCAGTCGATTATCAACCTCTCAATGGCGAATAAGTTACAGAGGAAGTGCAGAGTAACTTATTGGAACGATGAAACGAACAGCTATTACACCTCTTATTTTTATATTCCCGATATTGAATATACCGTAATGAATGCCGAAAAGAATGATATAACCTATCAGCCGATTACTGTTGAGCTGATTGAGTATTAAGGGGTGATTCTTAAAAATGCTTTTATCTAAAGAAATTGCTGATAAGCTGAAAACAAACACACTTTACAACACCGTTGCCCTGCATTCCCCAGACGGCAGTTTTGAGGATATAACAGGTGAAAGTATCGTGCTTGACAGCTTTTCGCTTGAAAATGAAATCGTTGAAAAAGAATTGAAATTCGGCGGTTGCATAGCCTCTGAAATGAGCGTGAAACTCATTGATTATGATTGCTCGGCTTTGATAGGAAAGACGGTACAGGTCATCATAACGGCAACATATCTTGAACCGGAGCTGTATCCGTCAGATGATTTGTACCCGTCAAATACTCTTATTTGTCCTGCCGAAACAGGAACGGTTGAATGTCCTGTTTTCTACGGTAAAATTCAGTCGGCTCAAAGAGATAAAAAACAGCGTAACATCGTCAAAATCACAGCCTATGACGCTTTTTATGATATGTCAAAGGTGGATATGTCTTTGTGGTTTGCAGGCAAAGAGAACGAGGACGGCAGTTTTGCTTATGGTTATGCGCACTATCAAAAAGACGATAATTTTAAGAACTTTTATTCAATAATCGCAGAATTTGCCAAAGATTATGCAATTACAGGGGTTTCACCGCCGAGCTTATCTGTCTTTAGTGTACCGCTGAAATTTGATGATACCTGCGTGGAAAAGGTTATAAAGGACATTACCTTGTCAGATTTAATCCAAGCTTATGCAGAATTAACTTTGAGCTTTGCCGTTATAGATGCCGACGGAAAAGTGCGTTTTAAAAGGCTGTATTCTCAATCTTCCGTTGAAACAATCGATTCGTACAAAGATTTATCCTTTGAAGATTACGAACTTGAGCCTATCCGTATGTACAGTGCTAAGTTTGCTGATAAAAAAGCGTTTTTGTATGGCAACAGTAACGATTTTTCGTGGTATGTTTCCGATAACATTTTGATGAGGTGCAGAACAACAGCAAGTGATATCGGCACAAAATATAATTCTGTTAATTTTTTTGGTGATGTATATAAATACCGCCCGACAAAAATTAAGCTGTTTTCGTATTGGTGGCTTGAGGCAGGCGATAAGTACACAATTAAAACTCCGTTTGAAGATTTGCCGACAATTGAAACATTTGTGTTCAATAAGAAAATGAACGGATTTATAACTACCCTCACATCAAAGGGCGAAAAACGATTAGGAAAGGAAATAAAAGAAAATGAACAAATACAATAAAATTGTCTTTGTGAACGGATCTGCTCCTGCTCTTAATGCCGACAACCTCAACCATATGGATGAGGGGATTGAGCAGGCAACAGACGGAGCAATTGCACTTGAAACCGAAATAACCACAGCAAGAGGCGGTTCTAATTCACTTGGAGCAAGGCTTGATACGACCGACGCAAATCTTGCAAACAAAGCAGATAAAACCAGCACTCTTGCAGGCTATGGCATTATTAATGCTTATACAAAAACTGAAGTGCTAAATTTGTTGGCAAAAAAAGAGGACAACTCAAACAAGGTAAGCTTCAAAACGGACATTACAGACAGCAGCGCTAATTATCCGAGTATTAAATATCTTAACGATTATTATTACAATGCGAGCGAAACTTACTCATCAGAAGAAACGGACAAGCTTCTTGCGACTAAATACGATTCGTCAAATATTGAAAGCGGAACATCAACTCTTACACCGTACTCAACCGTTGCCGATAAAATCAAAAGTGCAAACTGTACATATAAGACGATTGGTGACATCGTAATCGTCAGTGCAACCGTCAAAATGAATGCTGTTACAATTGGAGCAAGCAGTACATATCTGCTGATTGATTTGCCGTACAAGTGCATTGCTGTGGATAATGTTTTTTGTGTCGGCATTTCAAACCTCGGCAAGATTTTTAAATTTGCCATTCCGAAAAATAACACTTGGCTACAGTTTTCGACTCAGGATAAGACCGCATATACATTCGCAGACGGCGAGCAAATTAATGTGATTTGCTTGTACAAAATTAAATAACGGAGGTATGAAAAAATGGAATTAAAAGAAAAAATCACACTTGATATGCTCACAAAGGACAGCGTGTCGGTACTCAGACAGCAGTTTTTGACCTTTAACGGTGAAGAAATGCAGGTCGGCGGAAACATCCGCAACGCATACATGAACAGCAAGACGGGCAGAGAACAGCTCAAAACGGTGCTGTCTGATGAATATTACAATGCCGTCATGGCAGTATGGGGTGATAATCCAACCGTTGATGAGCCGACAGAAAGCGAGGTGTAAGCGATGAAGATTGATATTGTACAGCTTGCCGAAATCATATCTGCGTTAGCCTTAATTGGCGGTGTTGTATTTGGTGTTTTTAAATTTATCGAAAACAACAAAAAGCAGAACGCTGAAATCAAAAAAATCAAAGGCGAGCAGACCTTGACTATGTACGCTCTGCGTGCTTGTCTTGACGGCTTAAAACAGCAGGGTTGCAACGGTCGAGTGACCGAGGCAATCAATAAGATTGATAAGTACCTCAACCAGTCGGCACATTCGGCGGAAGATTTAAATTGAAAGGATGATAATAATGAAAATGACAAACAAAATCTATGATGTACTTAAATACATTGCTCTTATCGTACTGCCTGCAATCGGTACACTTTACTTTGCCGTAGCAGGCATTTGGGGCTTGCCATACGGCGAACAGATTGTAGGCACTATCACAGCCGTTGATACCTTCTTAGGCGCTCTGCTCGGCTTGTCAGCTTATAAATATAACAAAACAGACGAAAGCGAGGAATAATTATGGTTTTATCTAATACTGTTGACAAAATGTTAAGCGAAGATTACAAAGAAAGGTTTATCGCTGAATATCAGCAGTTATCAATCCGCCACGACGGCTTAAAGAAAATGCTTGATAACTGGGATAAAGGGAATCTGAATTTTATTCCGACTTGCCCACGCAGTACATATGACTTGCAAATTAAAGCAATGAGCGATTACAGAGCCGTACTTGAAGCAAGGGCAGTTATGGAAAATATCGACTTGAAAAAATTATACGCAGAAAGCGAGGAATAATTATGAGTAATTCAAAACTTGTTAATTACACAAAATTAAGCCCAAACCACAGCGGTAAACGCACACACAGTATTGACCGCATTACTCCGCATTGTGTTGTAGGTCAGTGCAGTGTCGAAACACTCGGCAACATCTTTATGAATACAGCCTGTGAGGCAAGCTGTAATTACGGAATCGGCTATGACGGCAGAGTGTTGCTCTGCGTTGATGAAGGCAATCGCTCTTGGTGTAGTTCATCAAACGCAAATGACCAGCGTGCAGTCACAATCGAATGTGCAAGCGACACAACCGCACCGTACACGATGAATAGTAAAGTTTACAACAAACTCGTTGCACTTTGCGTTGACATCTGCAAGCGTAACGGCAAGACTAAACTGCTTTGGTTCGGTAATGAGGACAAGACACTGAATTATTCGCCAAAATCAGGCGAAATGGTCTTGACTGTACATAGGTGGTTTGCAAATAAATCTTGCCCGGGTGACTGGCTCTATAACAGGCTCGGAAATCTTGCAGACGAAGTAAACGCACAGCTCAGCGGAAAAACAACAAACACGGAGGAAGAAGAAATGATTAAATACGGCGCACACAATACAGCAACACTTGCGTTCAAGAAGCAGTTAATTACTTTATACAATATGAGAATCATCAAGACGAAAGTCGATAATTCAAACGGTTTCGGTGACGGCACTTTGAAAGCTGTTAAAGAAGCACAGAGAGCAGGTAATATCACGGCTAACGGCGTTGTTAATGAAAAGACAGTCAATGTTATCTATCATCTTATCAATGATTGCAATTGGTCTAAAGACAAGAAAATTGCAAATGCAAAGAAAGCGTTAGGTTAATCTTACATATCCATAATAACGCCCCTAAAAAGTTATTATGGAGGTAAAAATGCGTAGCTTTATCGGCTGGATTGGTGGCAAAAGTCACCTTAAAAATCAGATTATTTCACTCATCCCCAGCGACAGTAACCGCTACATAGAGGTGTGTGGCGGTGCAGGCTGGGTCTTATTCGGTAAGGATAAAATCAAAGGTCAAATGGAGGTATTTAATGACGTTGACGGCGACCTGATTAACCTTTATAAGCAAATAAAATACAACTGTTCAGCACTTCAAAAAGAGGTTGACTGGTTACAATCTCGTGAGTTGTTTTCGCAATATCGCTATGAGATTGAGAATCAGGTTGAGCTTACTGACCTGCAAAGGGCAGCACGATATCTTTACTTGATTAAATGTAGCTTTGGTAGCAATAGAAATTCTTTTGCGACCGCCCCTAAAACAATTTATAATATCGTTTCTGAATTACCAAAGTACAAGGAGCGATTAAAAAGTGTAATCATCGAAAACAGGGACTTTGAAGACCTTATAAAAACATACGACCGTGATTCTGCTCTGTTTTATGTAGATCCGCCATATGTGGCATCAGAACGCTACTATAACCGTAACTATACTAAGTTCAATAAAGATGACCATATCCGTTTAAATGCCGTTTTAAAGGGGATTAAAGGGCGTTTTATCCTATCCTATAACGATTGCGATTTCATTCGTGACTTGTATAAAGGTTACAATATTAAGTGCGTAAGCAGGCAAAACTTGCTCCCAGCGACCGCTGAAAATCGTGCAGAATTTAAAGAAGTTATCATAACCAATTACTGATTCGGTAATAATATTACCGATTAAGCAAAATAATAACGCAGTAGTATATTATATTACTCGGGGCGTTATTATGATTAAAATTCATTTGTCCGATTTGCTTGGCAAATACCGCATAACGCAGGCTGAACTTGCCCGTAAAACAGGCATAAGACCTGCAACAATATGTGATATATATAATGAGATGTGTGACCGCATTAACATTGAACATTTGGACAGGATATGCGAAGTCCTTGGTTGTGATGTTGCTGACATCCTTGAATATCAGCCAAATAAGATTAAAAAGACCGGCACAAATCTCATTTTAGAGCAAAACGGCAACCGAAAAAAAGAATAATTAACACAAAAAAACACCTTGCAGAAAGCAAAATTTCTGCAAGGTGTTTTTCTTTTTACGGAAACATTTCTGCAACAATATGCAAAAATGATTAATTCAATTTTTTTCATTTAGTGTGAAAAGTTTTTTTAATTTGTGCGAAAAGCGACAGATGGTGCGGTATCTTTTGGTTATAGATTTGTTAGCTACTTGTTAGCTGTGTGTTAGCTACGATATGTATTTTTCGGTGTTTTAGAGTGATTTAAGTATAGCAAAACCCCAGTAAACATCGTATTTACTGGGGTAAAAAGCTATGGTGCAGGTAACAGGACTTGAACCTGCATGAAATTGCTTTCACATGGACCTGAACCATGCGCGTCTGCCAATTCCGCCATACCTGCTTATTAAATTGAAAATTGAAAATGGAAAGTTGAAAATGATTGTGTCAACTTTTGCATAATCAATTTAAATTCCCTTGATTTTTACACGGTGGGGAAACCGAGGCGGAGCTTACTTTCAGATGAATCTTACTCCTCAGCTGATTCCGCAACAGCACTCAAAATATGCTATATTATTATAGCAGACCGAAAGGTAAGTGTCAAGTCACATTTACTTTATCGGTCTGTTTTACGCTGATTATTTTTCAGAATCGGGTTTGCGGATTTTGAAGCCGTCATATTTTCCAATGTCGCAGAGGGCAATTTCGTGGCAACCCATTCTTGTTGACAGCGGTGCAAGCTCCATATAGTCGCCGTAGAGGAAAGTAAGGTACTTGTCATATTCCTTTGGCACGGGGAACTTGTAACCCTCAAAGTCGGCATAAGCAACATCGTCAAGATATTCCTTTGGAAAAGCACCGTTATAAATATTTCTGCCCATTCCGTCATAGAGATATTTTGCATTCTTTTTGTTTTTAAAGAATTTTAAAGTACGGACTTCAAGCCACATACTGAATCTGAGCGGAAATATTTTCTTGCAGAAATTTGTTACAATGCTCTGGATTCTACTGCCGTTTTCAGCCTTGCGATTGTTCCATTTATTGAACACCAGCGCTCTTGTGAACAGAGTCACAGCCATATGAATTTTTCGTCCGATTGCTGAATTGGCTGTGTTATCATGACAGAAAATATCAAACGCAATTCCGTTGTGCATTGCGTGATGGTCTTTTGCAAAGTCGGTTGCAAAGAAAGTGTCGTCAAGTCTGACCTTGGCAAATTCATAGAAACAAGCCTTGTCCGTATGGTACGATTGAAAAGTCATATTGCTCGGAAGTTCCTTTGGCGCAATCTCGCAAAAGCGGTCAAAATCTTCACGCAACATCATAATATCGGCATCATCATCCCACGGAATGAAGCCTTTGTGACGGATTGCACCGAGAAGTGTTCCGCCGCCGAGAAAATATTTTATGTTGTGCTTTCGACAAATTCTGTCGGTTTCAAGCAGAAATGCAAGCTGAATTTCGTGAATTGAATCAAGTCTGCGCTCATGTGAGTGGGGGATACGCAGAACTTTTTCGGACTTCATCTTGTCCATTATGCAGATTTTCAGCATGGTTTCAAGGTCTATGTCGGGAGCGCATTCGTTTACGGAAATTTTGTTTGAATTAATTGCACAGCCGTCAAGCTCCGTAAAATCGCCCGACTCAATTGTACAGCGACTGCCGTAAATATCGTTGAGAACTGCCGCAATCATAATCAGCGATGCGTTGCAGTTTTTGCCGCCGACATTATAAACTGCATTTTCTTCAAGATTTGTCATTGCGAAAACAATCGCCTTTAAAACATCGTTGATATAAACAAAGGTGCAACGATCCCTTGTTGCCGGAACAACTGTGTCACGGCGGTTGGCTATATCGTCAAAAACAGGATCAAGCACGCTTGTAAAGTTGCTTGACGCTCCCAAAATTATGCCCGTTCTGAGCGTTGTAACGGTTGATTCGTTGTTCTTCAAAACCGAGTGCAAGGCGGTTTCTCTCATTCTCATAAGCTGACCTGCAAGCGATGAGGGAGAGGTTGTGTCAAGTTCTGCGTACTCGTTTTCAGAATAAACTCTGTGCGGTTTGGCTTTGCCGTAAATTCTGCTGTCGTTCACAACGACAACTCTTGCGCCTGTGGCTTTTGCAATTTTGGCACAGGTATTTATCTCTGCAATGCCGTCAATCATAATCTGTGGGTTGTTGTCTGTATGTTCACCGCAGATTCCTGTTGTAATTACATAGTCGGCACTTGAAATTTCTGATGCAGAATTATAATCGACAAAATCAAAATCATCTCTTAACAAGAGTTCGCTGTGGTATGATGCCATTGCGTTGCGTGATTTGCCGAGAAGGATAACTTTTATTCCGAGCCTTTTAGCCTCGTTATTGTACAGAAAGGCATAGCAAAGACACCTTGCAAGTTCACCGCCCGAGATGACAATTGTTTTGTTCCTGAGCTTTGCAAGAGTTTCTTTTTCAACTCCGGGCAATGCCGCCCTGTCGGCCTCAAATTCGTTTAAAAAATCTTTAATACGCAT